GTTGTGCCAACAGTAAGTATTGTGTAGTAAGTGCCAACAACGAATGCACCTGCCGTTACCGTAGTGGTACCAACTGTTCCAGCTAAATGAACTTCTGTTTGCACCAGAGTCATTGTTCCTGCGGGTACAGCACCAGTAAGATCAGTCACATTAAACAAAGCGTCAGAGTAATGTGGAGATCCTGTTTTAACTATTAGCCCAACCGTAGCACTCGACTCTCCCGGCGGTAACAGGAAAGTTATCATGTTCTTAAGCCCCGCCCCTTGAGTTGTTTCATACAAGCCACTGACAGAAAAGTCGTAGTTTCTCCACGTTACTGTCTGGTAGAACTCTAGCCCTGACTTGTCAAAAGCCAAGATATAGCAGCCCTTATCAATCTGCCAATCACTTGTCTGTGCAACAAAGATAGCGGAACCGCCGCCGTAATTTCTGAAGTGGCAAGAATAAAAGCTGTTTGAAGTAAACGATACGGCTACGTCAGTCCCCCGCAGAGTTGTATAGAGTGACGTAACGGTAGCTTTGAGATTCAGATTCAACCCATCACCAACATAGGCATACAGGGATGTATCCGTATTCGTCTGAGCGAAGTAGCAGTTGTAGTAGCAGGTTGTCTCGCTGCCAATGTTGATGAAAGGAGCGTATGTAAACACACCTTCAATCTGCACATCTCGGAAGTTGTTGTTGCCACAGGTAGCTGTTCCGGCTGGGCCAATTAGAATACCGCACAGAGGGGCAGTTGCTGCTGCTTGCAAGGATTCAATATACCCACCTTCGATGTGAAGTCCACGAACTCCCGTAGCATCAAGCACTGCCTTACCAGCACAACCAACCCCAGCAGTAAGCACTGCACCACGCATCTGAACATGGATATTCCAAGCAACAAGCCCCGTCCAATTGACACTTGTGTTTATGAGGTACTTCCCCGGTGGCACTACAAGGCTTGCTGTAACATTCACTAAGTTTGCAGCAGGGTTCTCATAAGTTGTTTTGATGTAAGCCCAAGCAGCAGAGAATGCTGCACTGTCATCAGTAACCCCATCCCCTACTGCACCAAAGTCTTTGACGCTGACTGATTCGCGCAACTTGGTTTGAACCGTAGTCGCTACTGCCCCAGTTCCTGCTGGAGTGTATACACCTGTTCCCTCATATACAGCAGCATCCACATCATTCAACCAAGATGCTTCTATGAGTGTTTGTTTATCGATAAAATTCGTACTTGACATTTAAGTTCCCGGTGAAAGAGAGTATGGTTTTCCTGCAACAGCTAAACCCGCAATAGCGATATAAGCAATGGCTGCCTCACGATCCGCATAAATCCATAAGGATTCTGATCCAGTAGTTTCATAAGGTAAGTTTTCCAAACCAGCACGAGCACAATCTGCGGTAGCTATATCAGCCCTTGGATTGATCTCTACAACAGAACAGATGTATCCTGTGTAGGTATCTTCTTCTGGATATGGACGAGAGAAAGGTACAGCAATCTTCTCACGTTGGACCCGTAAGAAATCCTGTGCATGCCGGGTTTCGTAGTCATCTTTACAGACAATCAAACCATCCCACTGTTTTTTCAGATCAGATGCTTTGAATTTGAAACCACATTTGTCACATAAACTATTCCAATTACCTAATTCAAGATGGTTTCTCATAATAGTTATACAGTAAGAGATTGCAACTGTGAGTTTGTCAGCCGGGTGTTGTAATAACTAACACTACGGATGTGCCCATTGAAAGGCGTGTTGGTGGTTGAAATCCCGCCGATACGCATAGCGATTGGTGCAACAGGTAGCGCACCAAGGGTGTCTGTTAGCGTTGTTTGCCCATCAACAGAGTAACCAAAATCATTGACCTTGTAGGCTATAGCTGTCTTGAATGGTGTGTTGGCAACAAGGGTGGCGAATGTAGTTCCTAGATTAACAACTGTGGAGCCACCAGAAAGAACAAACTGCTGCGGTTTCCCTGCTGTAGTAATGTTTCCGGTAATGCGGTTAATAAGCCCCGCATCTGTGACGTTAAGCCAAGTTTTATTCGCTGCACCCGTCACAAACTGGTTCACCGCCCCACAAACAAATGTGCCTTCTGTCTGGTTGTACCAGCTTGAGAAATTGGTTCCACTCACCAAGGCACTATCAGCAGCCCTTGTCACTGCACTGGCAGCGGTGGGGATGTAGCTGGTGGGGAATGAACCAATCTCCAATTGGGCAAACTGAACCGTGCCTGTCACTGTCAAGGTCAATGAACCAGCTGTTGGGGTAAAGGTAAGGATTGACCTTGTTGGATAAGCACCAGAGCCAACCAATGACCCCGTGGATGTACCTGACAAGGTGACTGTCCCGGTTCCGTAGAAACTCAACGTATGGGCAACGGCTGTGACGGTGACTGATTGAGTTGCTAAGTTTGTCCCAGCGAGGACACTGTTAAGAAGCAGGTTTGTCCTTGTTTCCTCAATCAACAAACCCTTTGCAGCCAATGTGACCGGATCGTAGTCAAACCGTGGGACATTCGCTGCAACAGTCTCAAGCAAGCCACTTGAGTTAACCCTTGTTGCACAGGTTGTGGCATCTGCCCGTGCGAAGGTGATGCGTGGATCTAATACACCCGAAGTGAAGTCCAAACTAAGTGCAGGAGTATCCCCAGTACCATTATATAAACCTACCGTATTGAGTATTCGGTGATTAGGATAACCACTTACAATATAATTACTACTAGCGGTCATAATAATGTAAACCTAAAATTAGTTGCACAACGTGACGTTAACGGTTCCGGAGTTTGCTGTAACACGGGCACGAATATATTTCCACGGAGCATCGGTAACAAAACCATCACTACCAGCACCAGCAAGGGTAACAGTAGCTAACGTGGTTGCACAAGCATTTACACCATCATTTGAAATATCAAAAACAACAGTTGCAGCAGCAGTGGCTACAACTTGAATAGCGGATTTGGGAGCATCTTTGAACATCCAATCACCTGTGACAGTACCAACTGTTTCAGGAAGGATATCAATAACTCGACCAGATTTAACAAAAACATTTTGACTCATTTTATACTCCAGACCAGACCATAAGAGAAAAGGGGGCTTGCACCCCCTTCTTTTGTTTTAACGAACGTAGTAAATTGACAGATACTGTTCACCAGAAGTCGGTGTACCAGTAGTAGCCAAACCACTCGCCCACACTTGGATATCAGCCCCAAGTGGAAGGCTATAGTTCTGCATCATGCCAACTACAGGGGTCAACGTAGAGTTGACACCAGCTGCACCATAGGCAGCAGCATTAGCAGCCATGATTTCAGTACCACCAGAAGTAGTACCAAGAGCCAACGTAGCAGCAGAAATCGAACCACCGGCCAACTGTGTTTTAACCCACAGTTTCATATCAAGAATGGTTGCGTCTGCGGGAAGCACAGCTACCAAAGTCTTTGTTGACGTTGTGACAGTATAGTTAGCTGAGGTGAGCTTAACTACTTTTACAACTACGTCTTTAATGTTACTGATTGCTGAGGGGCCATTGGGATTAGGATCGCTAACCGCAACCTGACCTTGTACAAAATTAATTGCCATTTATATTTCCTTTTGGAGTTTTACCAATTTTTAAACTAACCCCCTACTTCAAATTCAGGGGTTAATTAGTTTGGTTGGTTAGGCTCCGGCGGAACCGTACAAGCCTCTAGGATCGGTCCAGCCGAAGCTGTAACGAGCAGTAGCCTTGAACTTTGCGTTCTCAGTATCCCAATCATTATCCATGTCGAACTGGTCACCACGACGTTCAAAATACTTCATACCATGTGGTACGTTAGTACGGATGAACCAAGCATCGGTATCAGTCAAGAAGTGGTTGGTGATAACCTTCGGAATAGAACCAAGAGTCTTGATTGCATTCAGATCGTTGTTATCAGTACCAACACGGCCATCTGTGCCAAGGATACGTTTTGCTTCAAAGATCAACTGGCGTGGGATGATCAACGATTCAGGACGAACCGCAATCAGCAAACCAGCATCGTTGGTGTAACCAGCGATATCGATACAAGCCTGTTCCAAAGCAGCTTCTGACAAGTCAGCAGCAGTAGCGATGATGTTAGACCATGTACCACCCTTCAGATTGGCGTGGTTGTTAGCCAACAGAACAGAACCGTCGCCACCAGTATAACCAGCGGTAAAGGCACGATTGTAGACGTTAGCTGCGATAACTTCCTTGGTCTGACGCATAGAAAACGCAAGACCTTGGGCCTTACGCTGACCAACCACATCATACTGGTCATCTTCCATCATCTCACGAGTGATGATAAAACCGAGGGCAAACACAGCGTGTTGATAACGAGTGGTGAACGATTGACGTTCACTGTCGTATGATACTGCGGAACCTTCAGGCTTATTCACTGCAAGACCAAAGGACGACACACCAACGTCTTCTTCAAACGCTTTGCTCGACGTGAATTTGTCGAACAGTTTGTCGTACTCTACTTCATACTCGGCATAAGATTTACCGTACCAAGCGTTAACACCGGGCCATAGGGCCTTGGCAAATGAGCCACTATTGATAATAGACATATTATCCTTCCTTTATAATTTAAGATTAAACGCCAGTAGTACCGAGCGAACCAAATGTAGCCGCATTCAGCATAACATAGTAGCTGAAATAGGTGTCACCGGGGACGTTATCGGGACGTTGGGGGAAACCTACAATCTTCAAAGGAAGAGTAGCCGTAGTTGCAAGACCAGTGCTATCCAACTGCATACCAGAAGAACCGGAAGTAGTAGAACCAGCGGTAGTCGTGAACTGACCGTTTTGACCGACGTTAGCCGTGATGGTAGCAGCAGCAACCGAAGTACCTGCATACTGAACTTCATAGATCAACGTAGGATCATCAGCAACCAAGAGATAACGGTCTGTAGATGCACGACGATACACTGGGGTATTCAGATCGTTCACAGCAGGCACGTTAGTAACTTCATTACCAAAACCAGAGAAAAGGATACAAACCACAATACCCACGGGGATATCAGTAGCACCACAACGAGTTACGGTAGGTGCGCCGGAAGCGGCACGGGCATCACCCGCCAGCTTAACAGCATCACCAACCATGATTACGGTAGAGTCCGAGGAAGGCACAAAATAGAGAGAGGCCTTACCAGAGTACGGAGCACCCGTAGTATTTTTAACAGGACGAAACCCGCTAATACGCGAAACACTTGCCATTAGTTATTCTCCAAATAAGCAAATAATTGAATATTCCTAATGGCACTTACATTTAATTAACTTCGAGAAATTTCGAGTTTTCCATAAGTACCATCAAGAGCTTTTAACTTGGTGGATGCTTCGAGTTCGTCTACCCGTTTCTGCTTGGCTGCTTGATCGGCATCATACCATTCTTTACGAATGCGTACAACAAATGCCTTTTGGCCTTGGCCCACAGAAAGTTGACTGACTGATCCTTCAGGACTAGCCTTGTTAACTCGTTTATCACCCACACGCACAGAATCATTGGCGACTAGCTCATAACCAGCATCAATAAATTCTTGGACACGATCTCCCGTGTCATTAATGATTCGGTACTCGTAGCCGGGCTCTTTGCCTGCTACAGACAGGACATTACGTGTCCCGATTGGAGTACGCTGCGGGCGACCACTGGGTGCCTTCGCAATTGCTTCTTTAATATCGCTCATAGTTAACCCCTAACGGATTTTAAATCTTTGATGTACTCGGCCTCTGTCATTACACCGCTTCGTACAAACCGTTGCATCACTCGACGCTCATCATCAGATAATTGAAAACCATCGGATGACTTGCCACCCTTATTGGAACTACCCTCAACTGCACCGGGTTTGTCCCGATTAGGGTTGGTGAATTTATTTGGGAATTCCATTTTTACTTGTCGTTCTACTTCTTTGAGAACCTCTTTTGGAGCCAAGCCTTTATAGGCAAGATCACGTCCGAGGGCATCAGCATAAGCGCGCATGGGTTGATTATTCTCATACCATTTATTGCGGTTAGTCCACTCAGTAAACTCAGGAGCTACCTGCGCTTCTTGGGATTGTGCTGGTTCTGCACGAAGAGACTTTTGTTCATCTTTTACAAGATCAATTTTATCTTCAAGTTGAATCACTTTAGCAGCATCACCCTCTTCCAAAGCAACTTGTTTTTGTGCTTTAAGTGTAGCTAGGGCATGAGCATACTCTGTCTCACGTACCTTGCTATGGTGTGCTTTCATATCGTCTAGGGCACGTTTAAGTTCCTTAACGGTACGGTTCTGGTCATCAATCTTCTTGAATAGATCACCACGATCTAGGAATTCTTTGGCTGGTCGCCATTGTTCCGGATCACCCTCCCATTGATCTTTGGGAACCCAGCCAGAGTCCATAGCACGTTGCTCTGTCTCCGATGGGCCAGTGGGTTCTTGTTTGATATCCTCTACTAGAGGACTTGTTTCTACTTCAGCCATGTCTATAGCTCCTTATCTTTTGAATACAGCGATGATATCTTCATCATTGAGCGCAACATACTCTTCGTGAGTATAAGGATCAACGATAAATTTACCAGCAAACTTTGCATAAGCAATATGATCACCAATATTTACAGGTGAATCAGAACCGAAGTCTCGGAAGGCTGTTGGACCTACTAAAACCACAATACCAGTGTCTACACTAGCTTGTGCTCGTTTCTTGTCATCTAGATCTGGCATTACCAGACCCATTTGCTTCATTTTTAGATAGTCTTTATTAGACTCTTCTAGCTTATCCTGTTTAATCAGGATTCGGTGCAATACTGGGATAATCATTCTGGAGTCTCCTCCTTATCCAATTCAATTCCTAGAATATCTCGGTAGGCTTTAATTGCCCCTACAAGTTCTCGGTCTTGATAAGGATCTTTACCAGCTTGTTCTCCGAGGATCTCAAGAATGTCTTGGACCCTCACAGAAAGCTGACTAAAAATCACTTGTGTAACTGGATGTCGTTTCCAATCTAACAAATCATTCGTATTCAAAGCTACTTAGCTCCTTTGGTGGCTGGTTTTGGTTTGGCAGCAGCCTGCTCCTTAGCGTGACTCATCTTCTGTTCATGTTGCGCTTGGCTTTGTACCAATTGCTGCATGAATTTAGCTTTGTCTTGGGCTGTCCGCATGTTCTCAGTGTGGGTACTAATAGCCAGTTGTACCCCTGCTAACAATTCTTTGTTTTTTGCCTCTTGTGCAGCAGATTGTGCTGCCATGGCTTGCTTAAACTGTTGATCCCGAGCAGCAAGTTCAGCTTTGAAGCCTGCTTCTTGTTGTTTAATCTGACTAGCCTGCTGCATGGCTTGGATCTTAGCTTGGCTTTCCATCAACTTGGGATCTGGCGGTGGAGCAGGTGGTTGTCCAGTTTCCTGAACCTCCTTACGCATCACACTCTCCCAATTTGGCTGTTCTTGAGCCTCTAATACACGCTTAACAACCTCTACTGGATCGAGCATGCCCGTCTGTAGCAGTTCCATTAGACCTTGTGCCTTCAGAAGTTTCTCTGTTTGAGATACAGCCGTCGGATCAGCACCCGGATAAATGCGGTGCATCGAGATATCAAAATCATCTGGTCCAACTTCCATGTCAACAACATCTACATACGTCTGAGGATTCAAATATAGCTTATTCAAACGAGCTAGTTTAAGGAATTCCTCTGACATTGCCCTATACAACCGTTTATATACGGCTGTAAAGACCTTCATACCCTGCTCTACAGTAGCCATTGTGGTTGTAGCGGGAGTATTCTGGCCCGGCATCTTGCCTGTGAAGATCTCAGCAACACTTGCAAGTTCTTTTCCACTGGTGATAAGACTACCCATAAGTTCGAAAAGAACATTTGATGGTTCTTTTGAGGGCATGGGTACGATCTGCTTCTTAAGATCATCACCAGTAGAGTTAACTACCTTCCATTCACCCGGTTGGAACCTTGTCTCACCCATTCGTAGCCGTAAACCCTTGCCCAAAAAGCCAGATTGAAGGTTATTAAGACTACCCGCGTCAACCAGTTGGTTGATAAGAGTATTGACAGATTCATTTATTGGTCCTAAAAGGATACCAAAACCAATGTCATAGAACGAACCATCTGGATTGGGGATGAAACCGTATTTCGTGTAGTACTGGATAGGATCAATCTTGCGGATTTTACCTTTTGCATCCATCTTGATGGTGGTATCATCAAAACGTGCAGCGATCCGGAGTACTTTTTTACTTTCTTTGTGGAAAGTTACGATGTAGGGTTCTTTGTAACCATCCTCATCGAGGTCCAAGAAGGTATGTTGCTCGATAATGATGTATGGTG